CGATTCCAGAAGGGTATACCCAAAACCACTTCTTGACCGACACCAACGCTTGGTTCTTGACCACTGATGTGCCCAACGGTCTGAAGCACTTCATCCGCACACCTTTGTCGAATTCCATGGACGGGGACTTCGATACGGGGAACGTGAGATACAAGGCGCGCGAACGATATTCGTTTGGTGTCAGCGACCCACTCGGCGTCTATGGCTCTCCCGGAGCCTAATCCACACGGATTGGAGGGCCTCTTCGGAGGCCCTTTTCTTTAGTGTACAATTACCGGTGTCAAAACAGGAGACACCATGGACACCACAAACTTACCCAAAACCCGAGCCGAAGCTAAGGCAACTGGGGCCACGCATTACTTCACTGGAGAGCCTTGCAAGCACGGCCACATCGCCCCGCGCAAGGCCAAGGGGGCGTGCATTGAATGCCTGAAAGTTGAATGGGCGCAAGCGCTGGAAACCCGCGCAGAATACTTCAAGGGGTATAACAAGTCAGAAGCCGGGCAGAAAGCCAAAAAGGAGTACTACGAGCGCAACAAAGCCACCGTGATTGCACGCGCGTTTTCGCGCCCCAGCGAGGAAAAAACTGCGGCAAAGGCTCGATATAAAGAAGCCAACCCAGACCTGTATCGAGAACTCGTCAGCCTGCGCCGTCGCCGTTTCCGTGACGCCACTCCAAAATGGCTTTCGCCTGAGCAACGCATGGAGATTCGCCTGAAGTACCGACTGGCGATTGAAATGAGTAGGGCCACCGGCGTTCGGTACGCGGTTGATCATGAGGTGCCGATCCAAGGCGAGGACGTTTGCGGCCTGCATGTGCCATGGAACCTGCGGGTCATCACACAGGACGAGAACCTGAAAAAGTCCAACAAGCACGTTGACCCCTCTGGACCCGAGTGATATATTGCACGTACTCCGGGACTCTCGGTGTGTCAAACTGGCCCGGCAGACATCATGCTGATTGACGCACCTGTAACTGCATGAAGGACACCATCATGGGACTCGCAACTCACCTCGGCCCTTGGCTGCTGGGCACCGTCAAAGAGACAACCGGCACCACCGCAGGCACCATCCGCAACACTGGCGCTACTGAAGTCACGCAGACCGTAACCCTCAGTTTTGGGTCGATCAACAACTCGCTCACAGGTACAGCGTTTGTGCTCCCCGCAGGCGCAATGGTCACGTACTACAAGTTCTACGTCACCTCCACATTCAGTGCGGCCACAACGGTCAAGTTGACTATCGGTGCCACTGACGTTACAGCGGCCACCACGGTCACCGGCCCTGCAGCTCCGGCCAACATGACAGCTGCAACTGCTGCGGATGCAGTGACAGCGCTGTTTGTGAACGTCGGCAGCACAGACGCAATTGTCACGTACACGGCCACTAAAGGAGCGACGCTGACCACGGGCTCTGTGACGCTTCAAGTCACATACACCGTGCGAAACTCTGACGGCACCAGCGTTCCTGCTTCGGCCTGATCGCGGGGGCTTCGGCCCCCTTCATGTACTTTAAGGAGCCGTCATGGGTAAATCGACAAACTTCAGCCCCACGTTTCCGATGTTTCCGGGCGATGCCGCGCTGGTCACGCCAAGCGACGTGGCCACGTTCAATCCATCCGTGCTGTACATCGGTGGCACGGGCAACGTGCGCGTGCTGACAGCGCAGGGCACAGACATCGTGTTCTCAGCCATACCTGCTGGGTTCATCTTGCCTGTTCAGGTGATTCAGGTGTTTGCAACCAACACCACGGTTACCAGCATTGCACGCATCTACTAAGGTCTGATCATGGCATTCGGCTTTGGCTTCGGCATGCCCCGCATTTTTTCGGCAAGCCGGGCGTTTAACCCAGCATCTTTGTTCGCCAATGGTGAGCAGGGCTGGTGGTATGACCCCAGCAACTTCGCCACCCTGTTCCAAGACAGCGCAGGCACCACGCCCGTGACGGCGGTGGAGCAGCCTGTGGGTCTGCAATTGGACTTGAGCAAGGGGTTGGTGCTTGGGCCTGAAGAAGTGACAAATGGATCGTTTACCACCGATACCGATTGGACGAAAAGCGCAGTTACCGTAACCATTTCAGGCGGCGCGGTCAATTTTATTTCGACACTTACTGATAATGGTGTTTTTCAAGCAAAGACATTGAAACCACTTACTTTGTATGAATACACGTACACAATAAATTCCATAACAGCTGGTGCAATATACCTTCGGATGGGGGCCAGTACAAAAGTTGAATCACCTTCAAGAACAACGGCAGGAACATACACGGGCTATTTATTTACACCATTAAATGTGAGTAATTTTATTCAACTACTTTGCAGTGGAACGACGATAGCGTCTGCTGATAACTTATCCATCAAAGAAGTTGCAGGCAACCACCGCTTCCAGACCACCAGCGCAAACCGCCCTGTGGTATCTGCGCGGGTGAACTTGCTGACCAAGACTGATTCGCTTGGTCCCGGAAATGGATGGGTTACATCATATACAGGGGCTTGGACAGGGACATTTAGCACAGCGCCCGATGGTACGCAAACGGCAATGTCCATAAAAAATGTTTCTACAAGTGCAAACCAGTATTTCTATGCGTTATCAGTTGCTACTGGAACATACCGTATGTCAGTTTGCGCAAAAGCCAACACAGGCTCACGGATAAGCGTTTTTGAATATTATACTAATAATCTCAATAGAGTTGTATTTGATTTAATTGGTACTGGTTCTGTTGTCAGTAATCCATCTGGATATCCCGCAGGTATTACGCCGCATCCAAATGGAGGGGGGTGGTATTACTGTTACATTGATTTACCTGTTTCTATAGGAACAAGAGAATTTGATTTTGTACCTACAATTTTAAATTCGGAGGTTTACTTTTGGGGCGCAGACCTCCGACCCACCAACCAAGGCGTAGGCCTCCCCGCATACCAGAGGGTCAACACCAGCACGGACTACGACAGCACAGGCTTCCCGGTCTACATCAAGCCCAACGGCAGCAACCAGTTCATGGTGACCAACAGCATCAACTTCACCGCTACGGACAAGATGACCGTGTGGCAGGGGGTGCGGAAGTTGAGCGATGCTGCGGTGGGGATACCAATAGAATTAAGTGTTGATGCGTCATTGAACAATGGTGCGTTTAACGTAAATACATCATTCACAGGGTCTACAAACGGGCCAAATTACGGACTTCAATCCAAAGGTACGACTCCATTTACTGGAGCTTACGCAAGCGGTTATTCAGCACCAATCACCAACGTTATTACCGGTATCGGCGACATCTCGGGGGATAGGCTCACACTTCGCGTCAACGGCACGCAAGTAGCCCAAAGCACGGCAGACCAAGGCACAGGCAACTACGGCAACTACCCTGCCTACTTCTACATGCGTGCTGGCACTTCACTGCCCTTCAACGGCAACGACTACGGCTCAATCGCCCGTGGCGCAGCATCCACAGCAGCGCAGATCACAGCTGGCGAAACGTACATCAACTCCAAAACGAAAGCTTTTTAAATGAACTCCACACTCGCAACCGTTGTTGTGTTAGCCGCAGACCAAGCAGCCGCACAAGCCGACTTCCCCGACTACTTCAACGCCCCGGCCAGCCCGGATGGTCAGCCACCGATCACCAATTACCTCACAAACGGGTACTTCGATGACAACGAGTTGGACACCATCTGCAACGATGTCACATGGCCGCGCAAGGTGTATTTTGGCTCGCTTGAGACGGGCTTGCAAAAAGCAGGCTTGATGCTGGTGTTCCCTGAGCCCGTCGTCGAAGAGGTTTGATCATGGCCAAAGCAGCATCCCCGAAGAAAAAAGGCCCATCGCTTGCCGTGGGTCGTGGCGAGAAATTGCCGGTCTCCAAGGGCGCGGGGCTGACCGCCAAAGGCCGCGCCAAGTACAACGCTGCGACGGGCAGCAACCTCAAAGCGCCACAACCGCAAGGCGGGCCCCGCAAGGACTCGTTCTGCGCCCGCATGAGTGGGATGCCCGGCCCAATGAAAGACGAGAAGGGCAAGCCCACCCGCAAAGCTGCGTCACTGGCGCGATGGAAGTGCTGACATGGAGATGATGCTTTGGAACGCGGCGCTCAGCGCGGTTGTCGCCGTTATGGGGTTTCTCCTCAAAGGCAAGTTCGATGAGATTGACCGGCTGAGTATTTTGCTCAACCGAACGCGGGAAGAGGTGGCCCGCGACCACTTGACGCGTGCAGAGTTCCGCGCAGACATGGCGCAGCTCCTCGACCGATTCGATCGCATTGAGCGCAAAATCGATGGCTTGAACGTCAAGCGCGACTGATGGCGCATATTTTCAAAAGGTGGTGAAATGAAACACGAAGATGTGAAAATGGACAAAGCCTTGATGCAGAAGGCGGTGAACAAACACGAAGGCCGGTTGCACAAAGGCCAGCCAATGACCAAGTTGGCCAAAGGCGGCACCTTCCGTGCGTCCGCCAACGGCATCGCCTCCAAAGGCAAAACCAAAGCGACCCAAGTTGCCATGTGCAGCGGCGGCAAAGTCAAGAAATAAGGAGCAACTCATGAGCCCAGCTGAAAAAGAAGCCCGCGAGATGATCGCGGACAAAAAGTCCCAAGCCGCCGCCACCAAGGCGTACGACAAGGCCGACAAAACGCCGCCTGCTCCCAAAGCCGATGCGTCCGCACCTGCGGCCAAGCGGTTCGCCAAAGGCGGGTCTGCGTCCTCTCGTGCCGACGGCGTGGCCCAGCGCGGTAAAACTCGCGGCAAGATGTGCTGACATGATGTCCAGTCGCGGCATGGGGGCCGTAAACCCCAGCAAAATGCCCAAGGGCAAGCGGACGCCTCGCCGCGACAGCACGGACTTTACCCAATACGCGGGTGGCGGCACGGTGGGGTTGTATGCCAACATCGCCGCCAAGCGCAAACGAGGTGCGAAAATGCGGACACCCGGACAAAAGGGCGCGCCCACGGCGCAGGCCTTCATTGACTCTGCAAAAGGAACAAAGAAATGAATCTCAAAACGGTCTTGATGTGCGCGCAAACCACCGCGCGCCACCAGATTGCCGCGTTGGGGGCCGTCGACAGTGACGTGCAGGCGCTCATCGACGAGCTGGATGCACCACCCGTTGAAAAAACCCCCGTGGTGCGCGCCAAACGCACCAAACCGCCGGTTGAAGCCCCTGCCGAGGCCCCTGTGGCTGAAGCGCCGGTTGACGCCCCTGCGGAAGCCGCGCCAGTCGAAGCCCTTGCGGAGTAACGCATGACCATCTCCGGCACCACCGCGTTCAACATGGACCTCACGGAAGTCGTGGAGGAAGCGTTCGAGCGCGTGGGTGCCGAACTGCGGTCAGGCTACGACTTGCGCACGGCCCGCCGATCGCTCAACCTGCTGTTTGCAGAGTGGGCGAACCGCGGCATCAACATGTGGACGTTCGAGCAAGGCAGCATCATCCTTACGCCGGGCGTGGCCACGTATGACCTCCCGTCTGACACTGTGGACTTGCTCGAACACGTCATCCGCACAGGCGCGGGGTCGGCGTCCACGCAGGCGGACCTGAACATCACGCGGATCAGCGTGTCCACGTACGCCACGATCCCCAACAAGTTGCAGCAGGCGCGGCCCATTCAGGTCTGGATTGAACGTCGGCAGGAGACTCCGCGCATCACGGTGTGGCCGGTCCCTGACAACACCACCACCTACACGTTCGTGTACTGGCGGTTGCGCCGCATCGACGATGCGGGCACGGGCGTGAACACGATGGATGTGCCGTTCCGGTTCCTGAACGCCATGGTGGCGGGCTTGGCCTACTACCTCGCGTTGAAGGTGCCCAACGGCACGCAACGACTCGACATCCTCAAGCTGCAGTACGACGAGGCTTGGGACTTGGCCAGCACAGAAGACCGCGAGAAAGCCGCGGTGCGCTTCGTGCCGCGGCACATGTTCATCGGGGGTACCTGATGTCAAACCGGTTTGCGTCAGGCCCACGGGCCATTGCGATCTGCGACTTGTGCGGCTTTCAGTTTAAGCTGAAGGAGCTGCGCACGCAAATCGTCAAGACCAAGCCGGTGAACGATCGGGTGTGCAAAGAGTGCTGGTCCCCCGACCACCCGCAGTTGCAGTTGGGGATGTACCCCGTAGACGATCCACAGGCGCTGCGCAACCCCCGGCGCGACACCACCTACGTGACTGCTGGGCCCAACGCCAGCGGCAACTTGACGGGCGGCAGCCGAGACATCCAATGGGGCTGGAACCCGGTGGGTGGGGCAAGTTCATTCGACGCCGAGCTGACACCGAACTATTTGGTGTGCCCGGCAATTGTTGGTACCGCAACAGCGGTGGTTACATGAAACAGTGTAATCGGTGCCACTGCGTAAAACCCACTACGGAGTTTTACAAAAAACCTACGGCCAAAGACGGATTGTTTTGGTGGTGCCGAAACTGCCATAAGCAGTACGTTAAAGCGGATTACCATAAAAAAGCCGAAAATCCAGAGTACATTGCGCACGAACGCGCTCGTATTCGAGCGTACAGCAAATCCCACCCAGACAAAGTAGCAGCTTGGGGGGACAAGTATCGGGTGGAGAACACTGCAAAGCTGACAGCAAACGCAAAGCGGTACGTCTTGGCTCGGGAGCAGCGCACCCCTGCGTGGCTGACAGACGACGACTACTGGCTTATTGAACAGTTTTACGACCTTGCGCGGCTGAGAACCCAAGTGTTAGGGTACGCGTGGCATGTGGACCACATAATCCCCCTCCATGGTAAAGTTGTGTCGGGGCTGCATGTACCCGATAATCTTCAGGTAGTGCCTGCGACGGTAAACCGTAGCAAGTCGAACAACTTTGAAGTCACTTAAGGAGCCTGACATGGCATACACAAAATCGGCAGACGGCGTCGCCTCCAAAGGCAAAACCAAGGTCACGGTCATGGCCAACAGCGGCCCCACTGCAGCCAACCCCAAGGGCGGCAAGAAGGCCTCCGGCGTGACCGGCGAGGCCATGAAATCCATGGGCCGCAACATGGCCCGCGTAGCCAACCAGAAGCGAGGCTGAACATGGCGAACTTCAGTAAAAAAATGGGCGGCAAAGAAGTCGGCCAAGCCAGTACGTACGCGAAGCCCCACACGATGAGCGGCAAAGCCGTCAAGGCTGAAGCGAACCCCGGTATTGCCCCGGGCGAGCCGCGTATGGCCGTTGGTGCGATGCGCACAGGCGCAGCGCCCGCAGCTAAAACGTCGGGCATCAAAATGCGCGGCACTGGCGCGGCCACCAAAGGCGTGATGTCGCGCGGCCCGATGGCCTGAGCAGGACTGACCCATGGCGATGACGTACAACCAGCTGGTGACAGCGGTTCAGGACTACTGCGAGAACACGTTCCCCACGGTGGACATGAACACGTTCATCCAGCAGGCGGAGCAGCGCATCTACAACACGGTGCAGCTGGCCAGTCTGCGCAAGAACATGACGGGCACGGTGTCGGCGAACAACATGTATTTGGGGTGCCCGGGCGACTTCCTGTCGGCGTACTCGATTGCGGTTGTGGACGGTAGCGGCAACTATCAGTACCTGCTGAACAAGGACGTCAACTTCATCCGTGAGGCGTACCCCAACCCGACAGCGACAGGGCTGCCCAAGCACTACGCCATCTTTGGCCCCTCGACGACGGATGCCAAAGAGCTGTCGTTCATTTTGGGGCCGACACCTGACTCGAACTACGCGGTCGAGTTGCACTTCTACTACTACCCCGAGTCGATTGTCACAGCGGGCCAGACATGGCTGGGCGACAACTTCGATTCCGCGCTGCTCAACGGCACGCTGGTCGAGGCGATCCGGTTCATGAAAGGCCCCGAGGACATGGTCAAGATGTATCAGGACATGTACGTGCAGTCGATCACGCTGCTCAAGAACTTGGGTGACGGCAAGCAGCGCATGGATGCGTACCGCGATGGCCAAGTACGGGCGCAGGTGAGCTGACATGAGCATCGTGCAAACCACCACCACAAGCTTCAAGCAGGAAGTCCTGCTGGGCGTGCACGACCTCGATCTGGACACGCTCAAGCTGGCGCTGTACACATCGGCCGCTGACCTCAATGCGGGCACCACGGTGTATGGCACAGCTGCAGAAGTTGTGGGCACCGGGTACACGGCGGGCGGCATTGTACTCACTGGCGTGTCGGTCTCTGTGTCTGGCACCACGGCGTTCGTCACCTTTGAGAACGCCGTCTGGACCCCAGCATCGTTCACGGCGCGCTGCGCGTTGATCTACAACGCCGACAAGGGCAACAAGTCAATTGCGGTGCTGGACTTTGGCGCTGACAAGTCAGCTTCTTCCACGTTCACTGTGCAGATGCCAGCCAACACGGCTACCACTGCGCTTATTCGGTTCGTGTAATGATCGGCGACGGCGGTACATGCGGTGGGGACTATATAAACGCCAGCAACATCAACACGACGGATGCCCCATTCGATGGCTGGGTGCTTGTTAATGACAGCCAAACAGCGAACTGGCAAAATGCCTCCACCGCGCAGGCTCCAGTCTGGCAGGACGTAAACGACGGACAGGCCCCCGGCTGGGTGCCGGTAACCACTTAATAGGAAGCACAATGAGTACGTATTCGACTTTAGGCATTGAGCTGATTGGAACTGGCGAGCTGGATGGTACTTGGGGCACAGCGACCAACACCAACCTTGGCACCATCATTGAGCAGGCGATTGCGGGGTACGCTCCGCAAACTATCACCAACGGCGCGGACACGGTCATCACGATCCCCAACGGCGCATCCGGTGTGGCCCGCAACAT